CAAAGCCAGGGGTTTAAAATGGTGGAAGTAAGACAGGGTTATAGAACCATGTCGGAACCGTGTCGCGCGTTAGAGGCCTTGATTTTAAGTGGCAAATTAATCCACCCAGCTAACGTTGTTTTGGATTGGTGTGTAAGTAATTGCGTATTGGAAATAGACAGCGCCGGTAATTGTAAGCCGAGCAAAGCAAAATCGACGGAACGAATAGACGCGTGTAGCGCGTTGGTAACAGCGCTCGCGTGTATGTGTTCAAAGGATGCGGAAAATAATACACCCTCAATATATGAAAGCAACGATTTAAAATGGCTATAAAAGATTTGTTCTTGCGCGCTTTCAAGACTCCACCGCGCGCAGACTTCGAGGATAATACAAGTATAGGCCAGCCCATCGGGCCAAGCATTCAAAGTTATCTGAGCGATTTTAGTACAAGTAATATAACTATCACGCCTGAGAATGCCATGAATGCGCCAAGCGTGTACGCTTGCGTTAAACTGATTTCTCAAACTATCGCGCGTATGCCATGGATGGTTTTGCAAAATGACTATGAAACTGGCACCGCTGAGCCTGATAAAGAACACCCCATATATGGGCTGTTAAACGTCGAGGCTAACGAAGATATGACAGCCCACACGTGGCGGGAATTGACCATATCGGATTTATGTTTATACGGGAACAGCTACAGTTTTATACAGCGAAACGGGGCGGGCGAAGCGGTATCGCTAGAGCATCTGCGCCCTGATTATATGTATATGCAACGGGATGCCGCTAATCAGCCCTACTATCAGTATTACGCTGGAGCCGTAAGTGAGAGGGCAAGCACAGAAATTAAAGAGCGAAGGTTTCGTCCGTTTGATATTTTGCATTGCCTGACCGCCACGGGCGGTGATGGAATTTTAGGCATGGCGCCAATCGCCGCAATGCGTAATTTAATTGGCACGGAATTGCAGCTAGAGGAATACGTGAGCCGATTCTTTGCGAATAGCGCAAGGCCAAGCGGTATACTAACGATGCCAGGCACCCTGAGCGCTGAAGCCGCCGCGCGTTTGCGCGAGTCTTGGCAAAAGCAACAGGGCGGCGTATTCAACAGCGGGCGTATTGCGGTACTTGAAAGCGGTTTAACTTTCAATCCAGTATCAACCAACATGGTTGAGAATCAGATGATCGACGTCCGAAAGTATTGCAGGGCGCAAATCGCCAGCGCCTTTGGCGTTCCATCGTTTAAGATCGGCGCCACGGAAAGTATTTCATACTCGTCACAGGAACAAGGCGAAGCGGCGTTTATTAGTTCAACGCTTGCCAACTACGCCAGCATTATCGAGCAGGAAGTAAACCGAAAACTATTCAAAAGAAATAATGGGAACGATTATTATACCCGTATTAACTTTGACGATTTACAGCGTGGGGACCGTGCAAGTCGATTCGCATCATACGGTGTGGGTCTTACAACTGGCCTGATGACAGTAAATGAGGCGCGGGCTTTGGAATCACTGCCGAGCATTGGCGAAAGTGGCGATACCGTACGCGTACCGCTGAATACTGCCACGCCAGGCGTGGCGCCTGATGGCAAAACGCCGGCGGCGGCTGGAACTGTTCCGCCGGAGCAAGGAAGCGAAACCGGGACACAGACCACGCCACCGCCGGCCACTGCCGACAATGGACCTATTATCGCCGATACGGCGCTTAACGGCGCACAAATTGCGAGCATTCTTGAAATCATCGGAAGCGTTTCCACCGGCGTCATGTCTAGCGAAGCTGGCAAGGCGCTTATCCTTGCGGGCTTCCCAGCGCTTGACCCTGCGAAAATCGACACAGTGCTAGCGGGTATTAACCAAACAGCGCCAGCGCCAACCAAAGCGGCGCCAGCGCCCGCGGCACCGATAGCGCCCGCAGAGCCTGTAGCGGAAGCCAAGGCGCTAGAGCTGTTCCTACCTAGCGCACAAGCCGCTATGGCGCGCGCTTGCGAAGCGGAAGCAAAGTACCTGGCTTCATGCCGGACGCCCGCCAAGGTCCAACGCTGGCGCCCTGACGTGGCGCGTCTTAGCGCTGAGTGTTCACCGATCTACAAAGGGCTGTTAAGTCTGTTGGGTGGAGTGGGTGACGGTGACGGCGCCGCTATCGCCACCGCGTTTGCCGACACGATTGAGCGTGAAGCGCGCGCCCGCAAAGATGACTGGCATACCGTGGGCCATATCGCCACCGCCGAAGCGCTCGCGCGCCGGCTCATTTCTGAAATTATTCAAACGAATCGAAAGGCACCAAATGACCAAAATTGAAACACGCAAGGAAGTACAGGTAAAACTAAACGCAAGCAGCGAGCCACTCCCAGGCGAACCGCTAAAAATCGGAGGTTATGCCGCCAAGTTTAATAACCCATACGATATGGGTGACTGCTACGAAACCCTAGCGGCTGACTGTTTTGACGCCAGCAAGGATAACCCTAGTATAGTTTTGCTTTGGAACCACGATACAAGTAAACCACTAGGACGGGTGAGCGCCGGAAACCTACGGGTATTCACGGATGATGTGGGCTTGGGCTTTGAATGTAGCCTATTGGATACACCTAGCGCGCGGGAAGTACACGCATTGGTAGCCGCTGGAGTATATAACCAGTGCAGCTTTGGATTTATATGCGAATCCGAGGTGATGATTAGGGATAAGGGTCAAATGAAACCTACCCGCAAAATTTTGCGGGCTAAGCTAATGGAACTTAGTTTAGTGTGTTTTCCGGCAAATCCAAACACCGAGGTTTCGATTCGGGAACTACCAAAACAAAAGCGCCGCTATTATTTACCGCCTGAGTTTTGAATCGTATTTGCGTAAACTTGAAGTATAGTTATAATGTCACTAATTGAATATAGCCTAGCCGTGGCGCCTGACGCCGCGGCCTAGAGTGGAGCAATGCGGCGCCCTGAGCGTAGCATAATCCAGCGTACTACTTTTATAATAAATAATTGGGGTTATACCCACAGGAACACAATGAATAAACCACTTGATACAGCATCTGAAGATTACGCAGCGATCTACCGCAAGTATTTAATGCGAGGCCGCAAGGTATTGAGCGACGCCGAAACGCGCGCTATTTCCGTTGGAATTGGCGGCGCTGTAATCGCCGGCGCTTCATGGGCTAAGTTTATCGATAACGCCATGACACAGGATACATTCCTGAGCCGTGTGCGCCGCATTGAAACCACTACTGCATTTACGCAACCAGTGCTTACCACTGATAATACTTTGAATACTGGCGTGGTTGAAGCGAGTTTATCCACCGGCGGTAGTCCAGTATTTCAAAAGACATCCAGCGGAACAGGCACTAGCGTTACGCAATACACCTTTAGCTTGAATAAAATTACTTCATGGGTGAAAGTTTCAAATGAACTTTTGAACGATTCACAGGCTGGACAGGACATCGAGGAATTCCTAAAGCGTGAACTAACCAGCAAGATGATTAGCGAAGTGAACCGCCAGCTGGTGGTTGGCGCTGGCGATACTGAATGCCAAGGCGTTTATAATTCCGCGCGAAACTACGCTCGCACAGCCGCAACGGGCGTGGCCACAACCAACACGATTAAAGACGTATTGAGCGCCGCATGGCTTTCCAGCGCTTCAGCGCAAAGCCCGATGAGTTATGAATCATGGAAAAACAGCGTGGCGATTGTGAACAGCCGCGCCTTGGCGTCTTGGGATTCAAGCGCCTTCCCAATTCTATTTCCAACCATGAGCGGTTCGATGAGCGAAGGCACAACCTATGAAGGTTTGCCAGTTGTATACCACCGCCTCACAACTAATGCGAGCATCGCCAGCGGCGAGCCGTTGGTGTGCTTTGCTGACTTTACAAAGTATTTACTTGCCACAAACTTGGCGGGTTTTAGTGTGGCCCGATTCGATGAAACTTTGGCAGATACGAATGAATGTTTGTTCGTTGGAAGCGTCCGGGTAGACGGGGCTATTTTAAATTCAGCGGCGGTGTTAAACGTTACACGTAGTTAACTTTTCATTGATACCTATCGCCGCGGTAGGTATCACGCTTCGCGTTGAAGCAATGATATTACCGCGGTGTTTGAACTTTTATAAGGAATGAAAACAATGGTCGGAAATTTTAAAGAGTTGGTACTGAAGATGGGCGAGGTTTATAATCAAATGTCTGCATTGGTTGAAGCGGGTAACGCCTCACCGGACGGAATGACATCTGAGCAAGAGGCGAAATACTGTTCTCTTAAAGCAACTTATACCACCCTCGGCGCCCAAAAAGCACGCAACGAGGAACTGATGGGAATGGAGAATACTGCGAAGAATACTCCAAGCGCGCCAGCGGTACGGGCTTCAAATAAGGTTTTGGATATTCGCGAAGCAGAATACACCAAGTCTTTTGAAACACGCTCAACAGAGGAATACGCAAACGCGTTTGATCAGTGGTTGCGTCATGGTGAGCATACTGCGCCAATGTATATGCGCGCTCTTGGCGAAGCCAGCGGAGCGGGCGGTACGGTTATTCCTCCAGTGGAATACGATGCACAATTGACCGCAAAGATTCAAACACTTAGCGCAATTCGCCAAGTGTCAAAGATCATGAATTGCGGCAGTTTCCAACGCAACGTGGCCGTGGAAGCCACGCAAATGGTTGCGGGCTGGACCGCGGAAGCTAACGCCCCGTCGGAATCCTCACCAACATTCTCAGCCGTGACGCTTACACCAAAGCGCCTGGCTGGTTTGTTGAAAGTTTCCAATGAGTTGATTGAGGACGCTAGCGCGCGATCATTCAATATGCAGTCGATTATTCTTGAGCAAGCGGCCCGTATTCTTGCTGAAACTGAGGAAACTGGTTTCTTGGTTGGAACAGGTTCAAGTAATCAACCCGTAGGTATTACAACCGATGCGGCTTTAACTACTAGCGCCAGCGTTATTACTGGCCCAACAACCAAGCAAGTGATTGATTGGATTTATTCTTTGGGTCGACAATACCGCAAGGATGCCGTAATTCTTATTAATGATAATACTGCTTCATTGATTCGTCAGCTTCCAAACATTACAAGCGGAACCGTAAATAGTCTTTGGGCTAATGCCACGGATCAATCTGAACCGGACCGCCTGATGGGTATTCCAGTTTATATTACCGCTGGCTTGGATTCAGTTGGCGCCAATAAGATTATTGGCTTGATTGGTTCATTTAAGAATAATTGCGTGATTGGTCAACGCAGTAATTTTGAAATGAAAACTCTGAGGGAGCGTTTTGCTGACGCCAACCAGACTGGCTACGTTTTCCAGAATAGAGTAGATGTTGCCCTAACTCTCCCAGCGCTCGCGTTCAAGGGTTTGAAGTGTGCGGCTAGTTAATCACTATTTTACTTTTACTTTACTTTGGTATATTTGATTTCACCCCCCAAGCGCCTAACCGCGCTTGGGGGATTTCATGGAAAACGTCAAACTTATAAAGGCGGGTAGCACTTTGGCTGAAGTTTTTCCACTCGGAACTATACTAACGGTGAGCGAAGCGGAAGCCATAGAATTGATTTCTACGGGCGTTTGCGAGCGCGCCGACAGTAGCGACGATCTACGCAGCGCCACGCAGCTGGCGCCACGCACAGCCACTAGGAAGGGCGTGAAGCGATGAGCCGAAGCAACGCCGCCGCGGCTCTATTGTTTCGCAGTAAAAAATATCTTGCGCCCGGCATTTATGGTTCAACGCTAGCGTCTAGTTTTTTTAAGGACGCCGTGAATGGCGCCGACAGCCTAGACGTTGTGACTATTGGAGATTCAAACTCGGGCTACTCTTACGGCGGGTTTGGCGGTGGCGGAGGCGGCTGGACGCGCGGAATGTTGCGTGGTTTAAATAACGCCGGGGCGCTGACGTACGGGTCAGGGATGGCGCCAATCATGCACACTGGCGTAACAACCACAACGCAAGTTGTAAAAGAAGATGATGGTTCAACTATTACAACCATTGCGGGTTATGCGAAAAATACTGAAGCGGCAAACGGAAATTTGTTACGCGGTGGCGCAAGCGGCCCCGCTGCAATTACTGCCATTGCAGTACCCGCTACCACTTTGCGCCCGTACGGATTAACTAACTTTGATTACGGATGGGTAGCCGCGTCCACCACATATCAATCATTTGGGCAACTAAATTTTACTTACCCAGGCGGCGCGGCGCCAAGTCCAGCGCTTCCTTCGTGGTGTGACGTTGGTACGGCGGTGAAATATCGCATGGTTTATTCACGCACAGCAACATCGGGTGGAACAATTAACCCAACGGTTTACAAAGTCACTGGCGGCACATATACATCATTGGCAACGCAAGCAGTAACAACTTACAACGCGGCGGGTACTGATATTCAGGCATCGGATTTGTCGTTCACGATGCCAACCACCACGCCAGCGGCTGCGATTATTGTGGGCTGGGCTTATATTGGAGTGACCACTGGCCCCGCTGGCGCTCTACTCGACAGCATTTATAAAGTAGCAAAAGGCATCAGCGTCCATAATTTGCACTACGGATCAGGACAAACCAGCACCGTTATTGCAACCGCAGTAAATGGATGCAACGCTAGCAAGACATTCCTAGAGAATTACTTTAAGCAAATTGTGGACCGCCAAATTGCGGCAGGTGGTACGGGTCGGGTCATTGTTCAAATTAATTGTGGCGTGAATGACAGCGGATCGCCAGCATCTAGCACAATTACAAACTCATTTACAGCGATGATTAATACCCTTCAAACAGCGTGGGCGGCGGCTGGTTATACAAGCAAAAATCTTGGGTTCCTTTGCAGCGTTAGCCATCCGCTAAATACTGATTACGGCGATGAAGGTGTAAGAGAGGCAACTCTTGCGGCATATCGCACAGCCTCTAACGCTTGGGCAAACACTTTAGAAAATGTGACGGTGGTTGATCTGTCGCAAATTTATACCGCGGCGCAAATGACGTCAGGCGGATATTACGCGGGTGCCGCATCGGCTGAAGCGCATTTATCACAAGCGGGCTATTACGCTTTTAGTAATCAAATTACTTCCAAGATTTTGGCGAGTCGATAATACTATGATCAACACCACCGTAACCACACCGCCAGCGATCGAGAGCATAACACTTGCAATCGCAAAACAACACTGCCGCGTCTACCACAGCCTAGATAATGACACCTTCGGAACGGGTAGCGTTGGCAGTGGTTTAATCAGCGCCGCGCGCGAAATGATTGAAAGCGAAATACGTGGACCGATTATTAACACGGGTTACACCACGGTGTTTAGCGAGTTTCCCGCCGGGCGTGAACTGCTATTACCGCGCTCGCCTTTGGTATCGGTAAGCAGCGTTAGATATATCAACAGCGCAGACGCAACTATTACCCTAAGCCCAACCACTGATTACGCTGTGAAAAGTTACAATGGCATGGGGCGCGTGATTTTGCGCGATACCGCTAGCTGGCCGGGTGATTTGCACGATGGTCCGCAGGGCGTGGTGACGGTGGTTTATACCGCTGGCTATGGCACCACCGCCGCGGAAGTACCCGTTAGCTTGCGCCACGCGCAGCTCTTGCAAATTGCGACGCTATACGAATTCCGTAGCACACTCAGCCCAGGCACCATTACGCTTGTACCTGAAGTTATTAAGCGCTTGGTTTCGCAATTCTCAAACGGAAATTACGTTTAATGAACCCTGGCTTAATGCGGACGCCGCTGCTAATCCAAACTAGAGCGGTGGTAGTAACCACGTACGGACAGCCCACATTCACCTACAGCGGGTCTACCTATATTTTTGGGCAGATCACGGAATGCAACGCTGAAGAAAAGTTAAATCACCACAAAATGAATCAGGTGGTAACGCATAAGATCATTAGCAACTTTTACCCTGGCTTAAAGGCGGGTGACAGGTTCACCGCCAGCGCTAGCCGCGGCACGGACGGCGCCAGCATTTCAGCCACCTATGAAATTATTAGCGTGGTCGATTATCGCCAAGAGGGCCACACTTTAAATCTTATCTGCCGGGAGATTCAAAATGTCTGACGCACAAGCGGACGAATTTCGTAGGCAGCTTTTGGAACTTGGCAAGAATTTGCAGCTTTTAAAGGGCAGGAAAACCAAGGCCATAATCATGACCGGAATGCGTGAAGCCATGCAACCAGTGCAACGGGTTGCGGCGAATCAATATCTGCAACAGCCAGGTAAACATGATTCAGCGCAATCGCCAGCGCAAGTACGTAGCCGTTGGGGCGGTGGTCGAATAATCCACCCGATTGGCGAAAGCCGCCAGCGCGTAGGTATTTCGATCTTGAAGACTAAAACAACGTC